CTGGCCACCGGCCAGACGTTCGAGCAGGTCGCCACCGAACGCGTTGCCGCTTCCGACGCCGAGGTGATGGCGTGAACTGGCTGGCCGACAAGATCGAGCAGTGGCCGACCGCCAAGCTGCTGCCCTATGCCCGCAATGCGCGCACCCATTCTGAGGAGCAGGTGGCGCAGATTGCCGCGTCCATTGCCGAGTTCGGCTTCACCAATCCGATCCTCGCCGGCAGCGACGGCGTGATCGTTGCCGGGCACGGGCGGCTCGCGGCAGCGCAGAAGCTCGGCCTGGAAGTGGTGCCGGTCGTGGTGCTCGACCACCTCAGCCCGACGCAGCGCCGTGCCCTGGTGATCGCAGACAACCGCATCGCCGAGAACGCAGGCTGGGACGAGGCGATGCTGCGCATCGAACTGGAAGCTCTGCAAAGCGAAGGCTTCGATCTGGACATCACCGGCTTCGACGCCGACAGTCTGGCCGACCTGCTCGCCGCAGAGGAGACGACGACCGAGGGGCAGACCGATGAGGATGCGGTGCCCGAAGTCAGCGAGGCCCCCATCTCCCGTCCGGGCGATGTCTGGATCATGGGCAAGCACCGGCTGCTGTGCGGCGATGCCACCGTTGCCGAGAGCTACGAGCGGTTGATGCAAGGCGCGGTGGCGGACATGGTCTTCACCGACCCGCCGTACAACGTCAATTACGCCAACAGCGCGAAGGACAAGATGCGCGGCAAGGATCGCGCGATCCTCAACGACAACCTGGGCGATGACTTCTACGACTTCCTGCTGGCGGCCCTGACACCCACCGTTGCCCATTGCCGGGGTGGCATCTACGTGGCGATGTCCTCCAGCGAACTCGATGTGCTGCAGGCCGCCTTTCGCGCCGCCAGTGGCCATTGGTCGACCTTCATCATCTGGGCGAAGAACACCTTCACGCTCGGTCGCGCTGACTACCAGCGCCAGTACGAGCCGATTCTGTACGGCTGGCCGGAAGGAGCCCAGCGCCACTGGTGCGGCGACCGCGACCAGGGCGACGTCTGGCAGATCAAGAAGCCGCAGAAGAACGACCTGCACCCGACGATGAAGCCGGTGGAGCTGGTCGAGCGCGCGATCCGCAATTCGAGCCGCCCGGGTAACGTGGTGCTCGACCCCTTCGGTGGCTCTGGCACCACGCTGATCGCGGCGGAAAAGTCAGGCCGGATCGCGCGGCTGATCGAGCTCGACCCCAAGTACGTGGATGTGATCGTGCGCCGCTGGCAGGACTACACGGGGAAACAGGCCACCCGCGAGTCGGATGGCCTGGCGTTCGACGATCTGTCAGTCTCCTTGGAATCGCGGGAAGAGGTCGCCGCTCGTGATGTCGGCGACGTAGGTGACGGCCTGGAACTCGCCGGAGTCGTCTGCGACGTAGACGCCGCCGACTGACTGGATCGCCACACCGTATTTGCGGGTGAGCTCGGTCAGTTCGGCGATAAACTTGTCGTAGTTTGCTTTGCGCTTGTTGGCGTTTACCATTTTTTGATCCTTTCTCTTGTGGTTGCATCGCGTTTTGCGATGACCACATGAACGCGCTTTTTGATTGAGAAGCCAAGCGTCGCTTGGCAGTTTCTCGATCATTTTTCGCGATAAAGATCGGAGCGACACGGCATCCTGCCTTGCGCGCTGGCGGCAAGGCATCCCGTGCTGGATGCCGTGTTGCGTGGTGCCTCAATCCTCCCAGACCTGCGTGCCGTCGAGGGTGATCCAAAGGCGTGCATCCTTGTCGGTGGCCATTTCGACCACCTGTAGGTCCGTCTTGCGGTTGGTGCCATGCTTGCCAGTGGCAAGGTAGCATTGGCCGTTATGCCAGACGGTGAGCGGGGCGCCATCCGCGAACTCGACCTTGATTGTCATCGTGCCGCGCGCCTTGTTGTTGGTGTCGGTGACCTTGGCGTTGAGGGTTTGGAGGGCTTCCATCTTTTGCTCCTTGGTTGATCGTTGCGACACCCACATGAACGCGCTGTTCGATGGAGAAGCCAAGCGCCGCTTGGCTTCTTTCTCGATCTTTCTGATCAGGCGATGCGGTAGACCCGCACGCCGCCCTGCGGCTTGTCCGAGACGATGGTCAGGCCGAGCTTTTTCTTGAAGGCCGCGGCAAAGGTGCCGCGCACCGTGTGCGCCTGCCAGCCGGTGGCCTCGCAGATCTGGCCGATGGTGGCGCCCTCGGGGCGACGCAGCATCGCGATCACCTGGGCCTGCTTGCTGTCCTGCCGGGTGCGCGGTTGGGTTTCCTTGGCCCACTTCGCCTCACACGCGGCGACCTCGGCCTCCATATCGGGGTCTGCGGTCAGGGGTGCGGTGGCGGCCTCGGGCCTGCCCTGTGGCGCAACCGTGGCCGCGGGGCGTGGCATCCCCAGGGCGTCATAGCCCTCGGCGGCGACGCACCAACCCTCGCCATCGGGTGTGATCAGCGCACGGTTGAACATGCCGTCGAGCACCTTCCTGCGTGCGCCGCCTTTGATGTGGTCGGGGAACCAGTCGATTTTGCCCGCGCTGGTGTGGATGGCCTTGGCGAGGATGGCGTGCTGGGCCGGGGTCAGGTGGGTGGTGGTCATGGGCTGCTCCTTCGGGGATGGTGGATGACGATGTGATGAACGCGCTGTTCGGGACTGAAGCCAAGCGCTTTTTGCTTGGCTTCGCAGTGCGTGTCAGCGCTTGCGCAACACGCGGATGCCGGCCTGCGCGAGATCGAGTGCGGCCGCGTGGAAGGCGGCTTCGGCCACCCAGGGCGCAGCACGTGCGTCGTCAAGCAGTTGATCCATCACCGCACGGCTCTTGGCGCGCATGGCCGCGCAGGCGGCTTCGAGCTCGTCGCGGCTGGCAGCGGCGACCTCCTTGCGGCAGGTGCGGACCAGCACCGTCAAGGCGGCCTCGGCAAGCTTGGTGGCCAGGGTGTCGGGGGTCGTCGTGTTCATCGGCTGTCCTTTCGATGGGTGGTTGGCGTGACGTGATGAACGCGCTGTTCGCGATGGAAGCCAAGCTCAATCCGCAGGAATGACGAACAAATGATTGAAGGTGACGATGGGACTTTCCATTCGCGCCTACGCGCGCCACCGAGGCGTGTCGCACGTGGCCGTGAAGAAGGCCATCGACACCGGGCGGATCACCCCGCTGCCGGACGGCACGATTGATCCGGACGCAGCGGATGCGCAGTGGGCTCAGAACACCCTGCAGCCGCGTAAGACCGTTGCGGCAGCACCCGCCCAAGCCACCAAGGGCCGCCCTACGCCGGCGGCGGCTGACCCGCCCGGGCCGCGCCCGGTGCCGGATACCGGGGGTGTGCCCTTGTCGACCGGTGGCACATCGCTGCTGCAGGCCCGCACCGTCAACGAAGTGCTCAAGGCCAAGCTCAAGCAGGTGGAGTTGGCCGAGAAGAAAGAGGAACTGGTGGACCGCGCCAAGGCCGTGGCGCACGTGTTCAAACTGGCCCGCACCGAGCGCGATGCGTGGTTGAACTGGCCGGCGCGCATCTCCTCGCAGATGGCCGCCACCCTGGGCGTGGACCCGCACGCGATGCACATGACACTGGAGTCGGCGGTGCGGGATCACCTGAGCGAACTGGGCGAACTACGCCCCCGCGTGGACGGATGATCGACGACTACGAAGGCGCTGCAGAGATCGAACGCGCCTGGCGCGAGGGGCTGACACCGGATCCGTTGCTGACGGTCTCGGAGTGGGCCGACCGCCATCGGGTGCTGTCCAGCAAGGCCTCGGCCGAGCCCGGGCGCTGGCGCACCAGCCGCACGCCGTACCTCAAGGCCATCATGGATTGCCTGTCGCCGACCTCGCCCATCGAGCGCGTGGTGTTCATGAAGGCGGCTCAGCTGGGCGCGACCGAGATGGGATCGAACTGGATCGGCTACGTGATCCACCACGCACCCGGGCCCATGATGGCGGTCTGGCCGACGGTGGAGATGGCCAAGCGCAACTCCAAGCAGCGCATCGACCCGCTGATCGAGGAGTCGGGCGTGCTGGCCGAGCGGATTGCCCCGGCGCGCTCGCGCGACTCGGGCAACACCATCCTGGCCAAGGAGTTCCGGGGCGGCGTGCTGGTGATGACCGGGGCGAACAGCGCGGTTGGCCTGCGCTCGATGCCGGTGCGCTACCTGTTCCTCGACGAGGTGGACGGCTATCCCTTGGACGTCGAGGGTGAAGGCGATGCGATCTCGCTGGCCGAAGCGCGCACGCGCACCTTTGCCCGGCGCAAGATCTTCATCGTCTCGACGCCGACGATCTCGGGGGCATCGGCCATCGAACGCGAGTACGAGGCCAGCGACCAACGTCGCTACTTTGTGCCGTGTCCGCATTGCTCGCACCGGCAGTGGTTGAGGTTCGAGCAACTTCGATGGGAGCGCGGCAACCCCGAGTCGGCCGCCTACATCTGCGAATCGTGCGACACCGCGATTTCCGAGCATCACAAGACGTGGATGCTGGAGCACGGCGAGTGGCGGGCGATGGCTCCAGAGAACGGCATCAAGACAGCAGGCTTCCACCTGTCGTCGCTGTACAGCCCGGTGGGTTGGCGTTCGTGGCGGGAGATCGCCGCTGCGTGGGAAGCCGCCGTCAACAAGGAGTCGGGCTCGGCCGCCGCGATCAAGACCTTCAAGAACACCGAGCTGGGTGAAACCTGGGTCGAAGAAGGCGAAGCGCCCGACTGGCAACGGCTGGTCGAGCGCCGGGAGGACTATCTGATCGGCCGGGTGCCCGAGGGTGGGCTGCTGCTGGTGGGCGGGGCCGACGTGCAGAAGGACCGCATCGAGGTCTCGATCTGGGCCTTTGGCCGCGGCAAGGAATCGTGGCTGGTGGAGCACCGTGTGCTGATGGGTGACACCGCCCGGGACGCGGTGTGGAAACGCCTCGCCGAAATGCTTTCCGAATCCTGGACACACGCCTCCGGCGCGGTGATGCCACTGGCCCGTTTCGCACTGGATACCGGCTTTGCCACGCAGGAGGCCTACGCTTTCGTGCGGGCCTGCCACGATCCGCGCGTGATGGCGGTCAAGGGCGTCGCGCGTGGCGCGGCGCTCATCGGCACGCCGACCGCCGTCGATGTCTCGCAGGCCGGCAAGAAGCTGCGCCGGGGCATCAAGGTCTACAGCGTGGCGGTCGGCATCGCCAAGCTCGAGTTCTACAACAACCTGCGCAAGAGCGCGGATGTGGGCGAGGATGGTGTGATGCCGGTGTTCCCGGCCGGGTTCGTGCATCTGCCCAAGATCGACGCCGAGTTCATCCAGCAGCTCTGCGCCGAGCAGCTGATCACCCGCCGCGACCGCAACGGCTTCCCGGTGCGTGAGTGGCAAAAGATGCGCGAACGCAATGAGGCGCTCGACTGCTACGTCTACGCCCGCGCCGCCGCGGCCGCAGCAGGCCTGGATCGCTTCGAGGAACGCCACTGGCGGGAACTGGAGCGACAACTGGGGATAAAGCCCCCACCGGATGCGCCGCCGCCCATCCACGACATCGAGTTGAACGAGGCCACCCCCAGCGGTGGCCTCGCTGCTTCTGGAACCCGCCATACCGGTCGACGCGTCATCCGAAGCCGTTGGCTTCGCTGATGGCTGTCGCCTTCAAACCAAGGAGAACACATGAGTC